CTTTCTTTGAGCTATTCTCGTACATAACTCGCAGAACCATTTGGTAGCAGGTCACTCCAATGAGCAACCCACTCATTACATTCATCGCAGAGAGCGTTAAAGTAATCACTGAACTAGCCGAAATTTTCGGTCTATCTAAACCTAGACAGAATCTAGACCCGACTATACAGTCGTGGTACAGATCTGTCAAGGTCGAACTAGACCGTCAAAACGTTAGTAACAGTGATGAAGCTCTAAAAATCACAATAAAATTCATAAAATACAAAATAGGAGCTTACGTAGCCGTAGGACAAAATACACCAATACCCGACACACCATTTCAGATAACAGACGATAAGCCTGAAGTCTTAATTGGGGGTCGATGGATGGTGTACATTAAAAGATACATCCTAGAAGGGCCACGTAAGTGGGAATTCCTATCCTCGTTAAAACATGTCAAGTCCGGATTGCCACGTCCTACCACAGGAATGGCAGAAGCCGCTGCAAAAGCCACAGTGGAAAAGTTAACAACTGAACCTCCCCCATATTCCATGCATGATGAAGCCACAAAAGCTACATTGATCAGGGAATTACGGAGAACAGTTAAGGAACTCTTCCACGGGCATCACTACACAAAACAACACCAGATGAGAAATTTCTTTCCATCTACCAACTCAAACTACATCAACACACGATCCAAATTTGGTGCTCTCAAGACAGTGTTAGACACTGTTGAGGAACTCAACTTAAGAGAATCCTCAAACTCACACAAAATCATCATCCATAAAGTCGATAACGACGGGGATGAGATTATGAGTGAAGACAGTCCACAATATCATATAAGATATGACGATAGTGGATTACAAGAGAAATACCAAATACTCATGAACACTCTACATGACAGAGCAACAAAAGAAGTTGCACACGTCAAGCCAGTTGGACTATGAGAGGCACTGAAAGTGCGAGTGATAACAGCTGGACCACCAAACACCTACACTGTATTGAAACCATTGCAGAAATTTCTGCACGACATACTGAGAAAACATCCAGTTTTCCAGCTATTAGGTGATCCAATACCAACAGAACAAATGTTGTATAGTCAACAATTAGATCTTCTGAATCCAGGCGAAGCCTTAAACTCAGGAGACTATGACGATGCAACAAATGAAATGTATTCCTGGGTTTCAGAGATAGTTGCAAAACAAATTGCAACCGAGATTAAACTCGACTCTGAGACCAAAGAACTATTTCTCAAGGCCTTAATTGGCCATGTTCTAGATGGTAAGGATCAACTACACGGATCGTTAATGGGATCAATTGTGAACTTCATTGTACTATGTACCTCGAATGCGGCATTGTGCCGATTCACGATGGAACAAGATACATTGAAGGAAGTGAAATTAGTGGACGCGAGATTGTTAATAAACGGTGACGATTGTTTATTTCCAATCAGCGAAAGAGGGGTTCATTTATGGAGTTACTATGGACGTGTGATGGGTTTAAAGGTAAATAGAGCGAAATCGTTTTGGTCACGTGAATTTTGTAATATCAATTCAAGAGATTTCACATTGAAGATTTCAAACCAACCAGATGAATACTATTTCCACAAAGTAAAATTTGTGAACGTAGGACTCCTCTACGGGATGAAAAGATCAGAAACCTCAGGAATTGAACAACTTGCTGACCCCAAGTATACACTTGGGGCGAGAGCTAGAACATTAATAAATGATGCACCATATGACTTACATAGAACACTTATGTCAAAGTTTATTGAACACCATCCAACACTCACTCAAACAGGCCTACCCTGGCATATACCAGAATGGGCTGGAGGAGTGGGACTCCCAGATGTTATCACCGAAATAGATGATATCGACCAGGAGTCATGGAACGTTGTAAAATATAAAAGAGACTTAAGTGGACTAAAGTACATAATGCTTAATTGGAACAAAGAACATCCAAAAGCAGTGCACGATTATGCTGATCTAGACGTACATAATTATGTAACAGCAAGATTAAAACCATACGTGACGAACCGGATTCGGGTTGTGGGTAGTGAAAGTAGAAGGGAAGATAACATTTACGATACATTGTACAAATTGTGTTGTATTGAATGGTTGTTTGATTACAACCACGGTCAACCTTACCTCAACGAAGTTGAGAAGGGTGCCGGATCAGGGAGAGGCTTAGCCCTCCAGATCGTACGACACAATGAAGCACTATGGAACAAAGTGTTAAAACTTCCAAATCTACCAAAAGCAGACGCTCGGACGTGGGACATATTAAAGACACATCTACAACAAGAAGAAGTTATAGTAGGTGAACGAGGGGAACTCTACGTTCCTGAATTGTGATTGCGGTGAAATTTGGATGGACGCCAGAACTGTTTTGTAACAGAACTGTTCTAGTCATCAAGAGATGACCAGGCGTGCCATGATAGGAC